TGGGAATAAGTTAACTTTGTTCTTATCGTAATGGCTACAAAAAAAGGGACTATGAAAGGTCACACTATCAGCGGTGGGCATAAGCGGCCCACCAAAGCTGGTGCAGGCATGACCGCAAAAGGTGTTGCAAAATACCGTAGAGACAATCCCGGATCTAAACTCAAGACAGCAGTTACAGGAAAAGTAAAGCCCGGCAGCAAAGCTGCAAAGAGGCGTAAGTCTTTCTGTGCCAGATCTGCAGGTCAAATGAAAAAGTTTCCTAAAGCAGCTAAGAATCCTAATAGTCGTTTAAGGCAAGCTAGAAGAAGGTGGAAGTGTTGATTAGTAGAGCATCAATGAAACAACAGATGAAAGGTAATCGTATGAAAAAGAAACCTGTAATGAAAAAAAATATAGGAAAAATTCTTAAAGAAACAAGTCCAGTATTTGGAGCTTTAACTGGTAAAGGTGGAATGGGTGCTTTGGCATCATCTGGTGCTTTAGGTGTTTTACCAGCAGCTATTGCCAGACCCAAAAGAAAAAAAGCTAAAATGAAAAAAGCCGCTAGAATGAGTGCTTCGTCACCACAAATGCAGCCTAGCAGCCCTTCAGCAGGCATGGGTATGACAGAAATGACAAGAAGAATGGCTATGGGTGGAGAGATAAAAAGAACAAAGCCTATAGATGGAATTGCAATGAAGGGTAAAACAAGAGCAATATGAAAAAACAAGAAGTCTGTCCTATATGTAAAACAGCATTAAAAGATACAAAAGAAAAACAAGTACAGTGTATTACATGCAACGCCTTGATATCAACTGATGTTGAGTGGCAGAGTAAATACGGATACGAGTGGGTAGAGGATAATGCCAAAACGTAATTATCGTGGTGAGTATGATAACTACCACAAGCAAACAGATCAGAAGAAACGTAGAGCTGGTAGAAACACTGCTAGATCTAAGATGAAGACTGCTGGTCGTGTTAAGAAGGGTGACGGCAAAGACGTTGCTCACAAGAATGGTAATCCTAGAGATAACAAGAAAAAGAATCTCACAGTGAAGCCAAAGTCAATAAACAGATCTTTTGCAAGAACTAGTAAAGCTAGAAAAGTAAACAGGAGAGCTTAATGAAACAACCTATGAGACTTAAATCTGGGGGATTTATATCTTCTGGAACAGATGCTGGTGACTTAAAAATACTCAGGACAGCAAAGAATATAGATGACGGAAGTGCCAATGGCATGAAAGCTGGTGGCAAAGTTAAGAAAAGCAGAGTTAACGAAGCTGGTAATTATACCAAGCCCGGACTTAGAAAAAGAATATTTAACAGAATTAAAGCAGGCGGCAAGGGTGGTAGACCCGGCCAATGGTCTGCTAGAAAAGCACAGATGATGGCTAAAGCCTATAAGAAAGCAGGTGGCGGCTACAAATAAGGAAACCACAATATGGACCCATTAACAATTACCGCTGCTATGTCAGTGGCAAATAGCGCTTTCAATGCCATTAAGCAGGGGTTTTCAGCAGCTAGAGACATAGAACAGATGAGTGGGGACATAGGTAGATGGATGGGAGCTGTCTCTGATATTGACAACGCTGAGAAACAAGCAAAGAATCCTCCCCTTTTCGGCAAGTTGTTTAAGGCTGGATCTATAGAAGAAGCGGCTCTCGCTGCATATGCAGCTAAAAAGAAGCTAGAAGAACAAAGATACGAATTAAAGATATTTTTAAATATGACTTATGGACCACAGGCATACAATGATTTGTTAGCTATGGAAGGTAAGATAAGAAAACAAAGACAAGAAACAATTTACAAGCAACAACAGCTACGAAGACAAATAGGAGAAGCTATAGGATGGATTGTTTGCGTAGCATTAATAGGTGGATTTGCAGTTTTAATAGCTAGTATTTGGATTAAAAAGGCAAGGGGTGATTATAAGTTTACACCTAGAGATTACACAATACAGCAAAAAATATGGCAGGGTAAAATTAAAAAAAAAAGTATACAACTTGTAGATTAAAGAAAAGAATTACATCAAAGTATACAAATAAAAAGGCTTGTATATATCAAGGGGGAAACAAAACATTCACAATGATGATCGAGTCTTGGTGTCCCAAAAAGTATAAATGCTTGTATGACCCAAATGGCAAAGAGCCTGATATAGATCAAGTTATGGAAAGTTTAAGAAGTATAGGTAAGAAATGAAACAAAAAAAATTACAATCATCTAGTAAGTATAATGAGTATGATATAGATGGGGATGGTATTGTTTCTGATGCAGAGCTTTCTAATATGAAAGAAATAAAAGAAACAGAAACAGCCTTACGCAAAAACCTTGCTCAACTAAGAATGGCAAGGTATACTTTAATAGCTATGGGATTATTTACTTTTATGATGTTCATGCCTTTTATTAGTATAGAGAGAATTAATGCACTTGCAGAAATTTCTTCACTTTTCTACATTTCAGGCGCAGGCATCGTGGGTGCATACATGGGTACAACGGCTTGGATGAATAAAAAGTAATGGGCGGATTAAAAAAACCACAAAGGAGTTTAAAGGCTTGGGGTAAACAGAAGTGGCGAACCAAAAGTGGTAAACCTAGTACACAGGGGCCAAAAGCAACAGGCGAGCGTTACTTACCTGAAAAAGCAATTAAGGCTCTATCGCCCTCTGAATACGCCCGTTCTACGGCTGCTAAACGAAAGGCAACTAGAGCAGGTAAACAAGTATCTAAACAGCCAAAGAAGATTGCAAGAAAGACGAGAGCTTATAGAAAGGTCAAATAAATGGCAGTAGTAGTACCAGATCTACCAGACTTGTTTGAAGAGGCTTATCTTAGAGCAGGCTCTGAAATGAGAACTGGTAATGATTTAAGAAATATAAGAAGAAGTTTTAACATTCTTACTATGGAATGGCAAAACAGAGGTCTTAATTTATGGACGATAACATCAGGAACATTGTCTTTAAGTTCAGGAACCGCAACTTATACTATGCCATCAGACACAGTTGATTTGCTTGAGCATACGATAAGGACAGGTACAGGAACAAGTCAGGTAGACACAAATCTTACGAGAATAAGTGTTTCAACATTTGCTCAGATATCTTCAAAAAATACACAAGGCAAGCCAACACAAATATTTGTACAAAGATTAGCAGGTTCAGTGACAGTAACAATGTACCCAGTTCCAGATAATCAAGACACATATACTCTATCTTTCTTTCGAGTCGTGGGAATTGATGGGATGTCATCGGGAATAGATGGGACAACAACATCATTTATACCACCAAGGTTTGTTCCTTGTTTGGTATCAGGATTGGCTTACTATGTAGCCATGAAAGACCCTGAGTTAGCTTCAAGGGTCACAGCGTTGAAACAAGAGTATGAGTTTCAATTTGAGCTTGCAGCGGGTGAAGATACTGAAAGTGCCTCTGCTAGATTTGTACCCTATAACACATTTTATGGAGCGTAAAAATGCCACAATACAAAATAAAAAGCGGTGATACATTATCACAAATAGCAAAAAGTAAGGGATTTACATTAAAACAATTAATGGCAGCCAACCCTAATATAACAGACGCTAATAAAATTAGAGCAGGTGCTAATTTAAAATTACCTTATATGGCCTCTAAAGTAGGTAGCACAAAAAGAACGGGTGCAACAGTTGGTGGAAGCACTAAACAAAGTCCATTTAAAGGCATGACCAAAACACAAATGGCAGCTCTACAGCCAAAGAAAAAAGGTGCTGTAAAGACAAAAAAACCATCAAAGACTCCTTCAGCTATGCCAAAATCAAGGCCAAAAAAAGCAATAGATAGAATGAAAAGAAGAAGACTTTATTCTACTAAATCACCATCATTAGGGAGAAGATAATGCCTATTAAGATTGTTGCTAAGAAAAAGCCTAAAAAAGATCCATTTAGAGCTGATAAAACAGAATCTTTAAATAAAGATTTTAGTAAAAGGACAGCTAAAGCTAATCAAGAAGCCATGAAAAATGTCAAAAAGAAAATGGGCGGAGGCATGATGAATAAAAAATCTATGGGATATGCAGGTGGTGGGTCTTTGAAGCCTGTACCAGAAGGAAATAAAGGTAAGGGTTTAAGTAAATTACCTACAGATGTTCGTAACAAAATGGGTTTTATGAAAAAAGGTGGTAAGTTAACTTCTAATAAAGCTAAAATAAAAAAAGTCACTACTGGTTTAAGGAAAGCTGTTAAGGCTCATACAGGTCAAGCAAAAATGTTATCGTCTATAAAATTAAACAAAGGCGGAAAGATTATGAAGATGCGTGGTGGTGGAATGGCTGACAGAGGCATAAGTTTTAGAATGAGATAAAAGTTAACGGTAACTTATAGTGTCGAGATTAATATGTAATTTGCCTGCAATAAACTTGTGGGTAAGAAAAGAATACTTAAGAGATCATGAAGATGGTCATGGTGAGTTTGTAAAAGGAGTTTGGATATCTTGTAAGTCCTTACCGGGTAGAGCTTTTTACTTTGAGACATACCTGCCAGAATACGGCGCAATGTTTGATAAGTTACCGATAAGTGCTTTTGTTAGCGAGCCTAAAACACCTAATCCTGATTTGCCTTTATATAACTTACAGTTTTGGAATTGTATGGACTACAATGTAACATGCATACAAAAACAATTTATAGGATCTATGAGTTATGAGGTGTATACTAGAGATGCAGGCTCAGTCAAAGGATCTTATGTTGCAACACTGGATAATTATCATGGTGATATAGATACAGTTGATTTTAGCACTAGCGAGACACCAGAAGAGCATAAGTCACATAATATTATAGAATTAGAAAATGGTCAGTACTGTTTGTATCCAAATAATAGAACTAGAATATACGACAACAGCTTAACACCCGCAGAACCATTAACACCTGATTTTAAAGTTAGCACATATTATTATCAGGTAGAAAATGAGAATAAATTAGAAAGATTTGGAGATAGTGAAGAATATTTTTATAAATCTAAGAAAGAAAAGAAATGAGTTATTCATCAGGTAGAAATGCATATGGAATATGTGACAAAACAGGATTTAGATACGATTTAAAAGATTTAGTGTTTGAATATAGAAATGGCAGTAAAACTGGATTGCGTGTCGGTATAGATGTAGTTGATCCAGATCACCCACAAAACTTTATAGGTAGAATGAAGTTTAATGACCCACAATCTATAAAAGACGCAAGGCCAGATAGGGTAGAGCCTGCAACAGAAAGACTTTTATTGGTCAATCCATTTACAACTGCTGCGGCAGATAGTGGAAGCACTGTGGTTACAGTGACAGAAAAAGATCATGGAAGATCTACATCTGATGTTGTTAGATTTAGAAACTGTCTAGGATTTGATGGTTTAACGGCTGCAAACTTTAATTTAGCTACAGGTTATGCTATAACTAAATTAACAGATGATACATATACTATTACTGTTGCTGCAGAATCTACCTCTGGATCAATTACAGGTGGTGGGGTGTTTGCCACAGTAGGACCAGTTACTTTGGAGGCTTAGATGAGCTTTACATTTACGCAGTTGAAAACAGCAATACAGGATTACACTGACAATTCAGAAACATCCTTTGTAAGTCATCTATCTGACTTCATAAAAGCAGCAGAAGAAAGAATATTTAAGAATGTTGATTTAGAGATATTCAGAAAGAATGTTACATCAGCATTAACAACAAGCGATAAGTTTGTAACAATACCAACAGATTACTTAGCATCCTTTTCATTTCAAATTACCACAGCAGGTAGCGAGTCTTTTCTTTTACAAAAAGATGTGAATTTCATACAAGAAGCATATGATGCTTCATCATCCACAGCAAAGCCAAGATTTTACGCACAATTTGATGCAAATAATTTTATCGTTGGCCCTACCCCAAACTCCAATTATGCAATAGAATTACATTACTATTATAGACCAACTAGCTTAACTGCTGGTGCAGATAGTGGTACAACATGGTTAAGCACCAATGCACCATTTGCATTGTTGTTTGGATCATTAGTAGATGCGTATATTTTTATGAAGGGTGAGCCTGATTTGATACAACAATATGAAAAAAGGTTTATGGATCAATTAACAAGACTTAAAGATTACGGAGAGGCAAGAGAAAATACTGATGCTTACTCTGAGGGTCTACCAAGAGCGCAGAGAACATAGGAGTAGAATATGGCAACAGCAAACGCAGCGACCAATTATCTAGAAAGAAGATTGTTACATTTTATATTTAAAAATAACTCTCTAAGTTTTTCTAGTCCGGGAGACA